TGAGCAATGACATCATCAAGAGATACATCAAGTGCCATACATGCTTGTGCAACATACCATAGTACATCACCAAGTTCAATCTTCAGATGATTGATACTTGCCTCATCATAAGGCTTACCTTGGAAGGTAATCTTTTTAACAATCTCTAAGAACTCTCCACCTTCTGCACTGATACCAACAGCAGCAGTTAATAAACGCTCTAACTTACATCCTTCAGCTTGAAGTTGTGCAGTACGAGCAATGAACTGAGAAGCAACTTTAGACTCATCACTAGTAACAGTATTAACAAATCTAAGATACTCTAACCACTTAGGATTATCTACTCTAGCTTTAACAGGAGCAGGAGTATCAGGTGTAATAGTTACAGGAGGTCTTGCTGCTGGTGGTGCTTGCTGAGGCTGAACAGTAGTAGGATCTGTTGCCTTAGGTGGTGTTGGATTAGGATTTGTATTCGCAACACTACCAAGTTGAGAACCAGTTGGATCATCTGGATCATCCCTCCATCCTTCAGTTCCAGCATCACCTGGTTCTACATCCCAAAACTCCCTAGGACGATTTGGTCTTTTAAGTTGTGGTGTTGGCTTCTGAGGTTCAGTAAAATCGTTATCAGAAATTGCACTTGAATAAGTAGGCATGATTTACATTAATACAGTTGTTTTCTTTGGATGATAATCATGAAGTTTATCTAAATGAAAATGTTCCCAAGCATATGAGATATCATCTATGTTATCTTCTTTGAAATCCAAATTTTCTGGCGAAGTATTTAGGAAAGCACTGATAGTAATTCTATCAGTGTCCGTAAACCAATCTGTTTTGAGATATGGATTGTGAAAGAAAAAAGTGGGATAACATGTCATTTCATTATACACCATATTTGATTTATCTTCAAGCTTCCAAGGTCCATAGTCTTCAATTTGAAACCAATTAGCATTATCTGTCATCACATCTTTAGCTATCTGTTTTTGTGAACGCTGTAAATCTATTCTATCATTATGACTCATATCTAAAGTATTTTTCTTTCCATTAAAAGACCAAAACCCTGTCTGTATAGGATACTCAGGTTCTACAAGAGGTATGTTCATTGCTATATGAGCATCTTTTGTAACACCCTGAGGAGCATCAGTATGAGGAAAAGCAGAGAGAGGATCTACGATAGGCATATTACCATTAAAACAATTGCCAAATGCACACTCACTATAAAAATGTTTCAACCCAAATAAAGGAGCTATTGAATGTACAAATGGAGATACAAACCACTGTACAACTTCATCATGGATTAAAAAACTTTTACCAGGTCTTACATTATCATCCGAATAATTATCCCACCAGTATCCATTAACAAAATATTCCCTGACTAGATCAGGGAATTTAAAATAATCTGGTGCTACAAGAATGGGTATATCATTCTCTTTTCCTAACGACTTAAATTCAAATTTAAGATTGTTAAGAACAGCTATCTCTTGCCATCTATCTGAGGCAGACTTCATGATGCAAACTGCAATTTAGAAAGTTTGTTCTTTAGTTCTTTAAACTTGTCCTTATCATCTACTGGTTCTTGTCCACTGTCAACAAGTTCTCCACCCTTGTTCTGTTCTACATCATACAATCTCATCTTAGCACGATCAATACCAAGACAGAATCTCTTGTTAATAGTAGGATCATTATATCTATTCTTCAATTGCTTAACCATTATCTGATTAATCCCTTCTAACTCTTCAGTAGAAATAAGAGCAAACATAAGGTCAGCAGTGGCAGGTAACCCGAAGGATTCAGATGTGTCAGTAAGGTCAACATCACTACTACCAAAACCAGCACGAGTGGTCTGGGTAGCCGAGACAATAGGTAAATTATACTCCACCGCAAGACCTCGTAAATCTTCGGCAATAGCTTTGATATACGAGTACGAATTTGCCGAAGCATTTCCTTTGTACCTACTCGACGCACAAATATTTAAGTAATCTATGAATATTATATCAGGTCTGAACGATTTTTTCAATGCCAGTTCATTAAGAAGAGTCTTAAAGTGTCCAGCATGTGCTGCAGCAGTTGGATACTCTTTGATAATAAGAGTTCCTTGTGTCTTCTTAGAAATATCACTTACCTTACTCTCAAAGATTGAACGAGGAAGTTCAGTAATATCTCTGATGTTAACATCTAAGAGGTTTGCATCGATCCTCTCTGCAATTCGTTCTTCAGCCATCTCCATTGTAATGTAGAGAACATTCTTACCCTGTAGAAGAACAGAACTGGCAAAACTACACATGAATAGAGACTTACCAACACCAGTACCAGCAAGAGCGATATTAAGAGTCTTATTAGGTACTCCACCCTTTGTAATTTTATCAAAGTACTCAAGATCAAAGGGGATCTTATCCTCTTTTCTATGATATGCTTCATACCTTTGCTCATAATCTTCAAGGTAATCATGACCTACATGATTATCGAAAGAGACAGCCAAAGCATCGCTGAGAATATTAGGAATAGCATCCCTTCCTTTCTTTTCATCTTGCCCATCTGCTATCTTAATTGATGACATTAATGCCAAATATATAGCACGATCCCTACACCATTTCTCTGTAGCATCTACTAACCAATCAGTATTAATATCATTCTTTTCCAACTTAGAAATAATATCTTGAGCATCTTTAAACTCTTGCTCTGTAAGATCTTCTCTATTTTGAATCTCAAGACTAAGAATCTCTGGAGTAATAGCTTTATTATACTCTGCTATAAAATCAATAATCTCTTGGCAGACAATTAATTCTCCTCTTACATCAAAGTAATCAAGTTTGATAAAAGGGATAACTTTCCTAGAGTAATCTTCATTGTGTACAAGATTACTAAGGATAGTAAGTTCAAGTTTTTCCATAATTTAAAACAAAAGATATACTGACTCGTTTCATATTTTGTTTGAAAGGAGTGACAGTATGAATAATATAAGAGGGGAATAAGATCAATAATCCTGCTATAGGATAAGTATAATATGTGTCAAAGGTATATGGACTAGGATTGTCACAATCTTTAACAAGTTTAGTTTTCTGGCTATAGGCAGGATCATAGAGGACTATAGATCCTCCATTCTCACCATCCCAAGTACCTGGTTTAAGATAAACTCCTTTGGTGTAATTAAACTGAACACTACCATCAACAATAGATCCTGCAGGATAGTAAACTCCTGTCAAAGCAGAAGCACCATGATGATGACTCAGATTAAAATCTCCAGACTCATTAACATTTGACCAGAGATTTGAGCAAGTTAAACCAGTCTTGTATCCATGAAGTTTACAATAATAATTTGCTTGCTCTTCTATTATACCACTTAATCTACCAAAGCTATCCTTATGGATGGTCTCTTGGTAATCTGCACTATGCCAACCTCCCATGTTACTGCGAACTTGACCTTCAGGATCTTCACTTTGCTCAGTCAATATGTCAGTTATTAATCTGACATTCAAAGCATGTTCATCCTCTCCAAGATTATATAACCCAATTGGGATAGGAAATATTGGAAGTGATTTATGCTCCATAACTAAATTCTTTTTGTGCAATCTCATCTAGAGCTTGCATAACTTCTCCTGTAAAATACTTCTCTGGGTTCTTATATATCTCTTTAGCATATACTTTCTTGCCGTTCATTTCATAACGACCAGCAACATTCTTCCACAGTCCTCCTATCTCACCAAGATCTAATAGACCATAGTACTTGTCCAGTCCTCGATCATCATAGAACAGGCGAACAGTAACATCTTTATTCTCCTTGCTTAGACGAGACTTTGCTGTCTTAGCTTTGATAAGATTTCCGATGACATCTTTACCGTCTTTCTCTTTCTTTTTCGTGAGGTAAATGATCGTACTAGAAGCGTACTTAAGACCACTACCGCCCCCCATTTCTTTAGTTGGTACATAGGCTCCAATAACATCATAAGTGTGGTTAGTAACTATCATAGGTATATTAGCTTGTCCTAACTTCAAAGTCAACATTCTAAATGCACCCTTAACCAATTGTGATTTGGTCATGTCACGGACTTGCTTGTCCTCTAGTGCATCGTTAATTTCCTTTTCAGTGGAAAGCATCCCTAACGAGTCTAACACAAACATACAAGGTTTGCGATCCTCTGTTTTGGTCTTAAGATATATATCAACTGCCTTAAGTGCCTTGCTTCTAAACTGTTCAATAGTTACTACATTAAGTACTACGAAACGAGATGTGTCAATTCCCCTATCTTCAAGGAGAGTCTTTGTGATAGCGGATTCGGTATCAAAATATAAGCAGTAAGCGTCAGGATTACTATCCAGAAAATTTTTAACGACAG